TCACTTGATGCTGTTAGATATTTACCGTCTTTAAATAGGTTGAAATCCACAGCTAGGCGTTGTGTGTGTAAGCTGTTTTTAATACCTGATCCCGATTTGGCATTTAACTGTGCTTGCTCAGGCGTTCGGTATGCTTCTGAAAACGTCAGCTCATATCCGTTGTCGTAGGCAAAAATAATTAAGTCCGCAATCATGCGAGTGAACTTGCGTTGTTTCTCACCGAGTGTCATTTTTACTAACCCCTCTAAATATTTGCATCACATTCCCACGACTAAGAATTATTAGCGCGCATAGTGTGATATTGATTCCGACTTCAAATGGATCTGCATGAGCGTAGTCATTCGTTAATATGCGTAGTGGGATAGAACCCAGCATAACAATGAGAACCCATGCTATAAGTGACGGAAAAAATTTGTATTTAGCGCCGTTACGCTCATAGTTAACAAGACGAATAACAGCGAATAAGCATGAGAAAAAATTGACGTAAATCCAAAACATTGAGATGGTCATCTCCCACCTCCTCTGAATTTATCTATCAGGTTATTTATGACATTGTTGATACTGTCTGTGAGCGCACCGGGTTTAGATATTGTTACCAAAACACCAACCAAACCAGCCGATGAGAACATTGCACCAACAGAGCGATCAACCTCTCTATCTCCGATAATGCCACTCAGTAGTGACGACATGAAATCAGCGCCTAATATCCCAATCGCAAATGCAACTGTGAAATACGCCCATCGTTTTAACAGCCGGATATCATGAGCAGACAATACAAATATCACCGCCCCTGCGAACGCACCGATAACAACGCCTGCGTCCATACCTGAATAGAGACCTACAATAGAGACACCCGCTAACGAGGCGGTTGCTGTGCCTGTTAACGGCTCTTGCATATATGTAGTCCTGATTAGTTAATAGGAGCCGACTCACAGCTCTTGTGTGAACGTGATAACGAGGGTAATTGTTCTGTGGTCGGCATATACGAAAAAAGACCGCCTAAGCGATCTTCATTAAATGACACTAAGTTGCGATTATGACTCGATACTCCAAACAAAATCGTCACTTTGCAATCGGTGTGAACCAAAATGAACTTCATAATCAGAACCTAGTGATTGGGCTTTTTGCTTGGCTTGCTCCTCTGTAGCATAAACCCCTTTTAAATCCCAAGGGCTTCCTCTAACAACGCCCCATCCCAGAACAAATCCTTGATTGATTGGGTCTGGTTTTAAGTTTTTATCTACAAACATTTCTATCTCCTTTGTTGGGTACCCAGAAACAGAATATTGTTTGTAACTAAAAAATCAAATGATTAATCAATAACATTTATTGATATTTCAGGCTTGTTACCTTTATATCCAGTAATGACAGAAGTTAATGAAAGTGTTGAGCTATTCACAAGATATTCCTTATGAAATTCACCTGAACACTTCCCATTAATTATATCTTTAATAATTAACTTATCTTGCTCACGAACCTCAAAAGAGACTGAGCCATCAAGCTTAGCAACAGTAACCTTAATTTTATTCACTCATAATCTCCTTCTAAATGGGTTGTTCGGAATAACCGAACATGTGAAATAGCGACACCGGAATTCCGGCATCGGAACAATATCAATAACTTATCCCCTCGAATTCGGGGGAATTAAAATAGAAAGCCCCAAACGTATCGCAAACCAGATTTCTCCGTTCTACGTAGAGGTTATGAGGGGCACTGTTCGGATTTCAGATACAAAAAAAGCCCGATATCTCTATCAGGCTTTCAGTGCTCTTTGCTTTTACGAGCGAGCATACACTAAATATACACATTCATAACTTATTTTCAAGTGATTTTTGAAATATTTTTATATTCAACTCCAAGTTGTGAGCGTTCTCTCGCTATTTCATCTTGTAGCACCATATATAACTTCGCATTAAATAATGTAATGCACCAACGGACACGATCAATACATTGTTTAGTGGTAAGCCAAGGTGCTACTTGTTTTTGAATGTAATTTGCGAGTGTTTGCATCGTATTTCTGCCAAGATAGTAATCGGTAGCGACAACATAAACAGGATTGGACTTGTCGAACGCTTTCAAAATTGCTTTCTCTACAAAATCAGCTTCATCTACATCGTTGGCGCGCTGAAACATGTCGCTGAGTGATTGTTTAGGAAATAATATTAACTGAGCTTTTTCTTCAAGCTCCTTTCCTGTATATCCTTCCTTTTTTAGTTGTTCAAACACCTTGGTAAATCTTTCCATGTTTTCTCCTGACCACCCAGTAACAAATCGCCAGATACTTCCAGAACCACAAGACAACCCAAGATAACTATCATCTTTCATTTCTCCAGCCCACAGAGATATGATTGCTCTTACCCATCTATCTTGTGATGGAGTTAACCTCCTTGCCTTGCCTAAATATGATTTTCGAGGTGAGTTTGCTACATACCTATAAATATCTACCTTACGCTCCCTCATCTCGCCTCCGGTAATACTGTGTGATATCTATCGCAACCTACTGAATACATGATCGGTAGGTTTGCTCTTCTAGCCCACCCCGTTTCTACAACCTCCATGAAGCCATGCTTTTTCTGAACTATAGATAAGTAACGCTTAGGCTTATTCCCTGTGCGTTCTGTTAATGCTCTAAACCTGCACTCTTCAATAGCTGCGATTAAGTCAGTAAACATTAAGCCACCTCCGAATATTGATCCTTTCGCCTTTTCTCATACCAACGGGCCCTACGAGTGAATATGGATTTCATTCGTTTGAGATATTCGATGTCGAATTTACGGACCGTGTTATCGTGCTCTAAACGAGTTACTCGCTCTTCGCCGATTTTATTGATGAGATTAATGCGATATGGAATGAGATTGCCTGACAGGTCCCTATTGCAGTGAACACAGCCAGCATGAATATTGAGTAGATTAAATCTTAAATGACTTGCCGAACCTCTTGACCTGTAATGACTAGCATCTACGGACCCACCTCTTACCCCATAATTTAAGGGCCGACCGCAAGCGATGCATGGCTGACCGTAGTCTCGCCAAAAGATGTATTTATTTACTGCCGCTTGGGCCTCTTTGTTCCAGTCTGATTTTGTCTTTAACTTTTCCTTTCGGATCCGCAATAACTTCCTTTCCTCAGATAAACGTTTTTTACGGTCCTTTTCTTCGGTCCGTTTAATTTCATTTGAGGCGAATTTTATTGCACAAGATGTGGAACAAACTTTTTGGGTAGATAGGTAGGGAGTGAATTCTTTGTTGCAGACTTTACAGGTTTTGAGCTTCGGCTTTTTAGCCTTAGCCATACATCACCCCAAAACAACTCCAAGAATTAACATGGCGATAAACCATATTGCGACAAATTTTCCGTAGCGTAATAAATTGGCATTAAGCATTGGTTCAAACTCCTTTTGTGGTTTCTTGGGATATTTATGTTTGTGTTTATATTTACTACGATACCTCGGCATCTCCCTCTCCTTTGATTTTATCCATCACTTCCAAATGAGCGTATTCATCAGCACACTGGCTACACACGTAAATTTCATCATCTGTTAGTTGTCTATTGCATGACATGCATTTCATTTTCCAGTCTCCATTTCTTCAACGAGTCGACTCATATACCAACGAGCCTTTTTTAAATCTTCGACTGGGTTAATTTTCTTCTCGTATCGCCAGACATACTTTTGAATATTGCCTTTGAGGTAGCCTAGAAACGCCTCCTTGGTCATACTGGCTTTAATGGCATCTATGCACTCAATATCACCTGATGCGTAGTGTGGTGGGTTATTTACGTTGTCTGTCATAATCATTACTCCCTGTGACCGTAGTAGTTGTATTCATAACGAGTTGTACGCAGTTTTACGCCACTTTGTATCGCCCAAGCTGTCGAGTATTCAATTAAGCTACTCATGCGCTTCTTCCCCATTTGAGACGTACTCTCGCGTATGTTTAATAGCTCACCTTCAATTCCCCTAATTAACGGTGACTCTTTCGCTCCTGTAGTAACCATCCAGTGACCAGACACAAAGACATTCTTCCACTGCCATAATTTCAGTGGTTCATTGTTGAGGGTCATTTGCTTTGATACATCACCACATAGCGCATGAAACATATCGTTCTGCAGTAGTGTTCGGCTGGATTCTGAGATTTTTACTTCTAGGGGGAATTCTTCGTTGAGGGGTAAGGCGTTTAGTGTGGCTATTAGGTTTTCTCGTATTCGTTTATTTCTTAGAAGAAACTTTGTGGCTTTCTCCAAGTTAACCTCCTATTCATTTTTCCAGGAATACGTTGTTGAATAAGAAAAAACAAATATAAGCCATAGATATTAACCAAAGGATTATCGCTGTTGCTGATATAACCTTCATCGTAATAACGAACCAGCCATTATCCCCATCAAATACCTTCAGCATGATAAATGCCATTGCAAAGCCTAATCCGCAAAAAAGGTTCATGCTGATCTTGTACATCAATGTTATTGGGTCACTCACTGTTAGCTCTCCTGTTCCATGCTGCGATTGCCATAGCAATTTTACCTTTTCCAATCATTTGAGCAGATTGTGCATCGCAGTTATGACAGCGCACAATCGCTGAACGGTCAGGGCAATCTTCTTCATACTGGAAAAAAGCTTCTACGTTACTACTCCCGCAAAACGGGCATTTCTTGAGTTCGCTCATGCTACTTATCCTTTTTGAATGGGAATTTATTTTCTATGCTGTCTAGCGATAAATACAAAAACACTCTCATTTGTTTTCTGCAAAAATGTATCGGTGTATCGATCAGATAAAGCAAAAAATAAATAGTGCTTATTGGAAGCAAGAAAAATATCCCAACTATCCACCTAACTAGATAGGTAATCTCGTTGCCTTTAAATTTCGCCCACTTCATATCAGCGCCTCTCTTAATCCTGTTTTCACATATTTGATATCGTAGGCAATGTAAATTTCCCACTCATGATAATCGTGACCGTAGTAGTTACCGCCAGCCCACGCGCATTTGTCTTGATCATTCAGTATAAAGTCCCATTGCTCATCGTTAAGTTTAACTAAACGGGCAACGTTAGCATCGAATACCTGTTGCTTAATCATTCGTGCAAGTGGTGATTCCATCATTCACCCTCTGGCATTGGTGGGAGCTGCAAAGCCTTTAGTTTCCTGTCTTGCTCAATAAGTTTCCCTATCAGCGCTATAACGAATTCCGACTTTTGCGATGATGAGGCTATTTCGTAACGTTGAATTAAGGTAAATTCAGGCCTATCTGAACTGTTAAGAATTATTGAAATATCATTTAATAATGGAGTTAATGTATTCATGGGTAAGCTCTTTTTTAATCAAACTTGTCCACACTGTCTTAGAGAAAACGCAGTGCTAGAAGCTTTTGGTGAACAACGAAAAGGTGAAGATGAACCTTTTTATGATGTATCTTTTATGTGCCGAAGTTGTCACAATTCAGGAATTGCTGTCGTCAGAAGTAACGCTTCTTACGGGCCTTTAATCACTGCCAACGGCAGGGTTTCTGGGATGAGCATACCTTCTGATGATCCTAAGTTTGTCTTGCTTGGAATAATTCCTAAAGTTAACAACACCACTGCTCCTGAAAATACCCCAGAAAGAGCGGCTAAATTTTTTATTGAATCAAAGGATGATTTTCAACGTGGCAGATATGAAACCTGCGTAATGAATTGCAGAAAGGTTATGGATATTGCCACTAAAGTCCTTATGGGTGATGAAGCTAAGGATGAAAAATTATCAAAACGCATCACCATGTTGTTTTCTAAAGGAAAAATAACTGAACAGATGAAAGATTGGGCTCATATCGTAAGGATTGATTCAAACGGTGCAATTCACTCTGACGAGGAATTTACGAAAGAGGAAACCAAGCAAATACTTGGCTTTACCGAGGTATTTCTAATGTACTCATTTACTCTTCCTGAAATGATTAAAAAACGGCAAGAGGAAAAAGATTCAAATTAATAAAGCTAGGTTAAGGTGATATCATCCTTCACCTTAACCCAATTAATTCCCTGCATTAGATGCCTCCTTTGATATCAATATTTTTCATACAAAATTTAAACAACCACCTGAATAGACATGTCATCACTAACGCCTGAATAATCACTATTGGTAATGCCCTTAGATAAACATGAAGATTAAACTCGCCTAACCTATTAATCGCGATTAAAACCGATAACGAACCCCAAGCAATGAGTTGAAATAGAAATGTAAGAATGTTGCTACTAAATATCCTGACAAGCATTTTCTGATGCCATTTCATCACTCAACACCTCGCTTAATCGCCATAACTAATTTTTAAACTTCCTGATATGGCAACCACTGCTAAAAGTAACCATCCCCAACCTGATTTTTCGTGATACATCAGGAATGCAACAGATAAAAATCCAGTAATCGGTACTAGCATGAAAAACAATGTGCCTAAAATATCTCGTAAATATTCCATCTAAAAATCCTCTTGCGTGTTAAGCTGCTTGCTTGCGCCATAACTCTTGTTGAAATACTTTTGCCCCATTGACTAGCATGTCGTTAAAATCGCCAGTTCCGTCAATCCATCGGACGCTGACTTTTTCAACATCGTTATTACTTAGAATATTTCGATTGCCACATTCAAAGGCAGCTGCTAGCCCTGTGCCATTACTGTCCGTGTCTGCAAATATGATGAGATGTTTAACGCCTTTTGGCGCTCTAAATCTCCGCATGAAATTGGCATTTAACGTTGACCATGTGTTACAGCCGTAGACTTGCTGACAAGAAAGCGCCGTTTCTATCCCCTCGGCGATCCCCAGCGTTGATGCTACTGGGGTCATTCGAATTGCGATAGAGCCAGCAAAATCTAAATAGTTATCTTCCTGTAACTTGGTAAGTCGTTTATTCCCTTCAAAGTTTGCTTTTTTTTCGCCCTCTAAGAACGTCCTATGCAGATAACAGCCAGCACCACGATCATCTGTTGCAATTGACCAGAGCGAAGTAAATCCATTTTGTTGTGTGTTACTGTATCTGACGTGCTGAGATGGTAAAACGTTGATCCCTCTGCTCATCAAATATCTATGAGCTGATGTATCTTTAAGTGGGATTAGTGAAGCGAACTTTGCGATAACTTTTGAACGAGTGGCTTTTACATCTGATTTTGCGTGCGGTACTACTTGGCCTGAATAACTGTTTCCGATTAACCGATCTATCTCACTTGCTAAAACTCTAAAATCTTTTTGCTGGGTAAGTTCCAGTAGTTTCCAGCCATCACCAGCACCACATGAGCATATCCAAGTTCCCTTACCGTTTTTATTATCTATCCTGAATTTTCCTTTCTTTCCGCATATAGGGCATTCCCCTTGATAGTGTTTTTTCCCTGTGATTGGCGGTAATTTGTAATACTCAAATATCTCAGGCCATCGACCTATTACTGCCTCTACCGTCTTCACGATTACCTCCTAAGCTGAGCTTTTCCCGTATATCTTCCAAGTGTGACCTTGCTGATGCTATTTTTTCAGCCTCTGTTTTCGGTTTTACCTCTTTTGTATTTTTCTTCGCTTGCATCTTTGCAAAAGCGATATTTTTTGAACGAATATAATTACTAACTTCGGGAGTTATCTCTTGCGGTGTATCATGTAATCCACGAGGCCATACCCCGAATTTTTTCTTGTACGTGTGGGCGCACCAACCATCAGAAATAGGCTTGCCTGATATCTCACGCTGTTTTTGATAAAACTTGATTTGTGACCACCAACTTTGTTTTTGCTCCTTGGTAAATATCTGTTCACCTGCTTTCAGTTTTTTGAGTTCTCGCGTTTCATCGACTTGAACATTTTTCCCAGCGAGTGGTTTAAACCCACATTTAGGGCAAACGTAAACACCTGCCGGCTTCATGTAGTGACAAGATGGGCATTCCTTCGGTTTTTTCTCTGCCTTGACCTGATCTCGGTAGCTGCTTTGGGTTTTCATGCCATCGTTTTTGTTTTGCAGGTCGTCGTATTCAATTTCATCAGGAAATCCCAACAAGTGAACTGATCCTGAATGGTCGAATATGAGACACTTGTCTTTCCCTTTTGCTGTTCTCAATCCCCTACCAAGACACTGGACCCAGCGGATTTCCGATTTTGTTGGCCTCGCGTAGATGATGCAGCGAACGTCACTATCGAACCCTGCAACCAAAACACCAACGTTAACGATGATTTTTGTAGACCCACTCTCAAAACGGTTAATAATCAACTGCCGTTCATCGTGTGGCGTCTCTGCGGTCATCACCTCAGCGTTGATCCCCGCTCGGTTAAATTCCATCGTGACGTAGTTTGCATGGCTGACATTGACGCAAAAGCAAACTGTTGGCCTGTCCTCGCCATGTTCTAACCAAAATTTGACGATATTCCCGACTAAATCAGAATCGCCCATGATTTTGGCTAACTGCTCCTCGTTGTAGTCATTGCCAAATGCCGATAGTTTTGATGTTTTTACACCGCTAACATCGGGATTATCTGGCGCGTAAAATTCATAAGGACTCAAATCACCAATTTCGATTAACTCCTTCATCGTCGTTGGTTTAATCAATGTTTCGTAGTATTCGCCCATCCAACTAGCAAAGGGTGTCCCCGATAACCCAACTACACGAATATCCGTATCTCGGATAATTTCGAGTATTTTTTTTCGCTTCATGTGGGCTTCATCGATGATGAGTAAATCAATGTTGTCAGGGAATTTGCGGCGAATTAACGTGTCTGCAGATGCAATTTGAATCAACTTGCTGGGGTCATACAGTGGGTGGTCGCGCCACAAGTAACTGATCTCATCGACTGGCAGTCCGTACTCAACAAACCGTGTTGCAGTCTGTTCAATCAGCACTGTGTAGGGGGCGACAAACATGACCCTCATTCCCCTAGAAACTAAACCGTCAGCCACGAATGCGGCTATCGCGGTTTTACCAAATCCAACACTTGCAGAAAGTAACATCGTTCGGTGTTGATTCCAGTTCTTCCTGAGCATATCCAGTGCAGTGACTTGCTTAGCTTTTGGCGTTATACTGAGCATGATTAATTCCTTTTTGCGTTACGCCCGTTTACCTCCCTCAAGGTTTTTCGGGCTATTTCCTCAAGTTTTTTTGAGTTAATGGCTTCTGCTGCGTCATTAAAATCAATAACTTGAGCACCTTTCCTGCCCATCGTGTAGTAACAGGATTTCGATATATTCCAACTCCTCCCCCCCCAGTTAAACTCTGGGTTTATTGCGTATATGCCACGCTTAAACTTGATTAACCCTACCGCCTCAAGCTCTTTGTTGGCTCTCTGAATGCTTCTCTCGCTCACGTTGAGGATCTCAGCTACCTCAGCCCTCGTCGCTACATACCGTCCATATTTCCAGTCGCAACTGTCAGTGATTAGCCCGTATAGCTCAGTGGCGGTAGGGGATACTTTTGACAAACGCTTGTAAAACTCTCGTGCGTAAAAAACTCTTGACCATATTCTCATTTTGTGATAGTCCATTTTTTGCAAAAGAGACAGAACTTGTCCGTTTAGGAGACAGATCCTGTCGTTTTGATGTCATTTAACTATTTGATTTTTAAGAAATTTCCAAGTTGTCCCTTCCTTATCCTTATAGGGGTCAAGTTAGAACTCGAATTTTCTTTTTTTTGGCTTTTAAATCATGTACTTATGAATAGTGCCTTGTATCAGCATTGCTACACTTTCCAAGGAACAGGCCATAGGTTTGTATTAAATTCGGTGATTCAGGCGACACCTTGAGAGGGTTGGTTTCTCTGGCCAGTGCCTTGTTGAAAAACTCTCGGTTCGGAAACATATCCATCGAGGTAGGAAGAGTAGTTTTTTACAAAGTTTCTTAACCGTGTATTTGCAGCCTTTCTACCAGCATTTATTTTTTTGTAAGGTATAGGTTCATCGTCGAAATGCTCTTGATAAACTTCAGAATATTTAACCGATACCTTTGCTCTTATCGATGGCCTTAGCCTCAATAACATTTCCTTAATCCATTTCTCATCTTGTTCAAAATAACAATTTGGCATTAAAATATTGACGTTATACTCATAATTATCCATATTCTTTTTTAACCTCATGAAATTAAAGCCCATTAAATTTTTATTAATGAGCTTAGCTATGAGTAATCAAATTACTTGACTAATACTGATTATTCGTCCAGTATTAATGGGTAAATAAAATTAAATGTTTAAACTGATTTGAGCCTCATTGATTGCCGTCTCTGGGGCTTTTCTTTTAATTTTTCCCTTCCCTTCAAGAGCCTGAATAACCCTTTCTGCATAATCACCTTCAAGAACAACTTTCGTTGGCTTATCGCTGATATTTACAGAGTCAGGGGGCAATCCGAACTTACTCACCAACTGGCAAGCTAAATCGAATATTCTGGCTTTATCTCGACTGGATTTTGATGGGTGTATTCCTAGCGCTTTAGCGAGTCCGTTATTACCGATTGAATACATTTGTTGAATGTAAAACGTCATCAATTCGTTTGATGAGCACTCTACTTTGATATTTTTTGCACATTCCATTTGTTAAATTCCTTCTTAGATTACTTCCCATATTGGGAACAGCAGTAATGATCCGTGGCTCATTCCATATGAGCGGATTGTTTGCTCTGAGAATTTACTCTGAGCGAGTTAGCGATGTTAAAGAGCGGGTGAAACTAAGCAGCAAGTAATTTTTTTTGGCTAATTGCCAGTAAGTCTTCAGCTTTTATTTTCCCTTTAGATAGGGCTTGGATTGTTTTTGCATAATTCGTTTTCCCAAAGAATTCTGTTTTTGGTAGAAAACCGTTATCAATCCATTTATAAACAGCTCGCTCACTTACTCCGCATGCCTTTGCTACTTCTGCAACGCCAATCTGTTTAATTGGCTCCCTTAAATCGTGCATAGAAGTCTCCTTAATGAACTTTCAGTACATATATTAGTTGAACTGACAGTTCCTTTCAAGATGTTTATTATTGAACGTATGGTACAAACTAATAACGTGCGTGAATTATTTGCCAAGAGGCTTGCGCAGGCTTCAAGAAATGCTGGTTTTGATGACCATGGCAAAGCGACAGAAATAGCTAATAAACTTGGCGTAACCACCAAGGCCGTTAGTAAGTGGTTTAATGCCGAATCACTACCAAGACAGGAGGTGATGAATAAGCTAGCTAAATTACTTTCAGTGGATATAGTCTGGTTGCAACATGGGCAAGAAAATGTAAATAATGCAAATGTTAGTAATCCAAGACCTTATCGACCAGCACCTAAATACCCTGTAATTAGCTTTGTTCAGGCTGGTAATTGGACGGAAGCTTGTGAGCCATACACGCTAAGCGAGATCGATGAGTGGTACGAGTCTGAAGTTTCTGTTCAAGGATCTGCTTTTTGGCTTAAGGTTGAGGGCGACTCAATGACGGCTCCAACAGGAGTTAGTATTCCTGAGGGATCATTAGTCCTAGTAGATACAGGAAGAGAGCCTATAAATGGAAGCTTGGTAATAGCTAAGCTTACTGATACGAATGAAGCGACATTCAAAAAGCTTGTCTTGGATGGAGCTAAATATCTTAAAGCGTTAAACCCAGCTTATCCCGCTATTACTATAAATGGAAACTGTAAAATTATTGGCGTTGTAGTTCAAATGATGATGCGATTTGTCTAACTTTTAATCATTAAGAAGAGGATGCTTTGAGAATATTTTTTCTAATTATTATCATTGCTTTATCAGGTTGTGTAACAGGTGATAAAATATCATCAATACATTCTGGGATGAGCAAAGACAATGTTATATCAATAATGGGCAACCCTGATGGAGCCTCGTCAAGCAATGAGTATGAAATATTAATTTATGCTAACAGGCTGATGTCTGGTTGGTCTTATGATAAAGCCGACTATAAGTTTATATTTAAAAATAATTCTCTTATTGAATATGGACCAGAAAAAATAAGACAAGACAATGGCGCTTCAGCTATTAGAGCGATATCAGCACAACAAAGCCTGTTATTATGGCAACAACAGCAAAACATATATAAAAAACCAGTAACAGCAACGAACTGTACAAAATTAGGTTCTACCGTTAACTGCACGTCATACTAACCTCATGCTTTTTATTTAGTCCCTCTACCAGAGGGATTTTTTCATCCCGCCTAAATAAATTAGTGGTCAAGAGCTAATTTTAAATATTTACAAAAATAAATACCGTTTAAAAACAACAAAATATACTAAAAGTTCACTGTGATAATAAAATATTGTACTTTTGGTTCTTGATTTATGTGAACTATTGGTTCAATATATAACTCATCGAAGGCAAGGAGCCATAGATAAACAGGATGTTCGCTCTTTTACAATTAGGAACGCTCAGAATAAATTTTCAGAGCAACCACTGAGTGGTTTTTGGGATTGGTGAATGCTAAGGCTGATTAGTTAGGCATGAGGGTGATCGGGCTCCTAGGCCGAGTGTACCGATTGTTAGCGTGTAGTTCAGCGGTAGAACGATGCGGCTTAAGTGACCGTACATGCGCTGGTTCGATTCCAGTCACGCAAGTAGGAGATCAGCACCTACCACCAATCACCAAAGATCACTTAGGAGGCAAATATGGCAACGATAATTTTTAAAGAGAACTCAAAAATTCGCAGACGCAGAAAGCAAGGTGAGTTTTTGGCTCGAAAGATAGCTATGAGAAGTCGCTCAGTGGAAGAAATTTGGGATTCGATATTTGGCGTTGAGAAACCAGAGCGCCCTGTTCTCTCTCTCAAACCAACAAAGTATTATCCAAGTGGAGATAACTGTTGCTTGCCTAATGTAGCAGTATTTTCAGGAGTTAAAACAAAACAGCCGAGCAATGAGTTCGGGGTGACGGCGAGATAAAGCCCACGGATGGGCTTACCTTACCTCTTCATATGCTTTACGTATTTTAGTGTTATTTACTAAGGCATATTCTATATCTTTAAGGTAATTGCTAGTAATCCTATATCTACACTTAGGTTCGTTAATATAGTCACCTTCAATTGGTTCAATTATTCCTTTATTAAATAATTCGATGACACCTTCTTCATTCATTGAATCAAAAGACAATTCGCTATCCAGACCTATTTCGGCAAAGATTGCAATAATCGAAGCTTCTTTGTCGGTGACATTATTAATATTGTTTTTCTTTTTTTTATTTAATCTTATTTGTGTTAACGCTCTGTTTAAGTTAATACATAACTTAATGAATAACTTAACAAAATATGAAATAAAGTAACTCACTGGAACAAAAAATAGTGACGACACTATATATGGATTATCCCACTGAAGAAGTTTTGAGTTAATAAATTCAATATACCCAATGGGAGTAAATATTAATAGCGCAAACCAAGATAACAACCAAAACATATTGAACCTCAATGATGTGTTTTGTTTCAAATAGGCAATCACTGCCTCAATCCAATTCGGCATGGTTGATAATCTCTTATTCTGTAGGGGTAAGTGGATTATAGCCGATTTCTCGCTGTAGGGGTACACGAGAACCACCTCGCCTGACGTGGTTAAAAGCAGGCGCAGTTAACTAATTACAGTCCATTCTGTGGGCTGTGGTGAGATAACTTTTTTAGACCAATAAACCAAAGGCGATAAATCGGTCTCGCCAAATAAAAAGCACCGTTTGAATCGGAGGATTTATGTAAGTGTTCAAATCTAAACTGAGAGAAAAATAAATATTATGCCGATCCTATTCATGGCTTGAATAGCGTTAGCCCATGACGGTATATGGGCAACTAACCAGAGCTTATTACTTAGTGGGCTGTGGTGAGTTGATTAATAGATAGGAGATAGAGAATGAATATTAAAATTCCAGATAGTAACGACAATGAATGGCAAGCAAAAATGCTGAGAAAATTATCATTCAAGCTTGGTCGCTTAAAAGAATGTAATGATGAAGCAAGGATTATATTGTTGGTTGAGTGCGAGGAAATAGTTGACGCACTTCGTGAATATTCAGGCTACTAGCATCGTGTTTAGTTAATAACGGAGGGGGTATGAGAAAGATAAAAATTACGAAAAAGAATGCGGGGGTATGTCATGTCACTGTTGGTCATGTTTACAAATTAGATGATGGCGCTGATATTGGTAGCACATTAAGGTTTCTTGATGATTACGGAAATCAAAATTTAATCCAGCTAAACGAAGCCAGTCAGTATTTTGACTACGAGCTGATTTACTGTGAAGAACCTGAATTAATGGCAAGCGATGCGACATTGCAAGACTATTTCGCTGCTAAGGCTATGCAAGGCGATTTAGCTTCACAGAGCGAAGACCTTGGTTATTTTCCAAATGATGTTTCAGGTGAGTATCTAGTAAATAGAGCTAATTTCTACTACCGCATGGCAGATGCAATGTTAAAGGCTAGGGGGTGATATGTGGGAAAAATGACATTCGTAGTTGAGTATGAAGATGGCAAGGAGCCGTCTGTAAACGCAGGAACGGAGATATTAGGCGGTAAGTTGTTATCGGTTGGATTTGATGATTATAAAGATAAAAAACTAACTAGAGATGAAATTAACGCAATAAATTACGCGTTAAATTTTAGCGAGTTCAGAGAAGCTTGTGAAGAGTTCGAAGTTGACTATGACGAACTCGTCGATAAGTTAGATTCCTCTCTTTAGCAGTAACCCACCACTTAATCATTCATATCGCTATTAATAGTTGGCACGCACATAAGGAACATAGGAAATGGCAAATGAATTAGTCGTAATTGAACAAGCAACGGCGCTAGATTTGTTTACAGCACCAGAAAAAGTAAATCAGATGCTGGAGCACATTAAGTCTCTTGCAGAAGAAGAGCGAAAAGAACTCGATAGCGATTTTTCGGTAGCTAAAAACCGAAAGGCTTTTGCATCTCTGGCGTACAAAGTTGCTCAAACAAAAACGTATATCGACAAGGAAGGTAAAGCAGTTGTCGATAAGTTAAAAGAGCTACCCAAAAAAGTTGATGCTAGCCGTAAGATATTTCGTGACGAACTAGATGCATTAAGCACAGATATTCGCAAGCCACTAACAGAGTGGGAAGCTCAAGAAAAAGCTCGCGAAGAAGCCGAAGCGCTTAAGAAGCAAATCGAAGTTGATCATGAAGAAGCTCTGCAAATGAACGAGCTGTTTGATTTACGCAAAGCTGAAGAAGAGCGCAAACGCATTGCTCGTGAAGAAGAAATGAAGCGACAAGCTGCGGAACAGGCAAGACTTGAAGCTGAGCGCAAAGCACAGCAAGAAATTGAAGCAGCAGCTAAACGTGAGCGTGAAGCAAAAGAAGCCGCTGAACGTGCAGAGCGTGAAAAGCAGGAAGCAATTCAACGTGCAGAACAAGCAGCAAAAGAAGCCAAGGAAAAGGCAGAGCGCGATGCTAAAGAAGCACTGGAGCGAGCCGAACGAGAGAAGAAACTAGCTATCGAAGCTGAGCGTAAGAAAGTACAGGAAGCAGAACAAGCGCGATTAGCAGAAGAAGAACGTAAGCGTCAGGAAGAAGCTAAACGTCAGGCTGATAAGGAACATC